TTGGATCACGCACAGGAATGGGCGATGGCGGTACATTATTTGAACCATTCAATATGGCTTATACGAATACGTACTTGTTATCAAGTTCTAACATGGGTGGTATAGCCACTTACGAAATCTTTGCTCAATATCAGGAGATGATAGGTAGAATATTTGGTAGTTTTATCAACTACAATTACAACCAGTCTACCCGTAAGTTAACGATTCTACAGCGTCCAAGAGCTCAAGAGCAGGTTCTATTATGGACATACAACTATCGCCCAGACTTCACTATTCTTGAAGACATTTACGCAAAACAGTGGATCCGTGATTACACACTAGCTAATTGTAAACTGATGCTAGGTGAGGCACGTGAGAAATTTGCCCAAATTGCTGGCCCACAAGGCGGAACAAGCCTAAATGGTACAGCAATGAAAACCGAAGCCAAAGGTGATATGGAAAAACTTGAAGCAGAATTGATGCAACAAGTAACTGGCGGTCAGGGTTATACATTCATTATAGGTTGACATAGTCCACCTTTCGCTATAAATTACGATATGATCATTGGAATTTGTGGCCTTATTGGCAGCGGCAAAGGCACCGTTGCAGACATCCTTGTTGAAGAACATAATTTTAAAAAGTTGAGCTTTGCTGACGCCCTAAAAGACGGTGTAGCAGCAATGTTCAGTTGGAACCGTGCTGACTTAGAGGGCGATACCCAAGACAGCCGAGAATTCCGCGAATTGCCCGATCTTTTTTGGACTAGTGAAACAGGCAAAACAATTACCCCCCGTCTTGTTCTGCAACTTGTTGGCACAGAATGTATGCGTAACGGTTTCTTTGATGGCATTTGGGTTAGCATTGTTAAGCAAAAACTTCTACAAGATATTAATGCAAATTGGGTTATTCCGGATACTCGTTTTCCAAACGAAATTAATATGATCCATCAAGTAGGCGGAAAAGTTTGGCAAGTAAAGCGTGGACAAGATCCCGAATGGTTTGAGCCATTGCGTGAGAACAATATAATACCTACAGACGTGCATCCAAGTGAATATGAATGGGTTAGATCTAATTTTGATCAAGTGATAGAAAATGAAGGAACATTAGAGGACCTTAGAAATCAGATCTTAAGTCTCCTTTAAGTATATCGATTTTATTTGTTTTATCAAAAACAACTTTACAATTAAGACACACTGTTCTGTATGCATTAATATAATCCACTACATCTAATTGTTCCGAAAACTTAGGAACAAATCCGCATGATTCACATTTGAATTTTTTCTTATATCCGTCTTG